GCACACATGTGATTGTAAAAAATTCAAAAACATCCACATTCTGCACTAATGCAACATGGAAACCACTACATCTTTACTGTCTCGGGAGCCGAGCGTACGTTCTTATGCAAAAGCTTTCGCCCAAGCATAAGGGGCATTCTCCCTTATTTGGCAAACAGTAGTAGTTCGTGGCACCATACCAAGCAAATAACTCACTTAATTCTTAAAGTGGGCTTGGATTTACTCGGCGGAGGCTCACTTGACACCACCACAGTGTCCTCTTCTTTTTCCTCACCCTCCTGCTTTAATGCAGGCAACGGGATGAATGAAAGAAGGTAAGGCAACTGCGCCAAGGTGATGACTATTTCCGTTGGTGTGGCAGTACCTGTATAATGTAGCTTAAAGGCACCACTCTGGCCACCAGTCCATATAACATTGTGATGCATGTACTGGTTGAGATTATGTGAGACAAGATTAGTCCACGTGGCAATAGATGCCGTGGCACGATTAACGTTAGACCAAGTCTCACCCAACGTAAACGAGTCCGTCGCCAGATATCGACAATAAAAATTCAGATCCCATTGAGTCCACGGAGGTAACAGAAAATAGCCCTCACGGGTAGCATCATAAAACTGTTCCCATGATGTATCATCTTGGGCAGCAATATGCGCATGGGGACGAATAATGTAAGTTGAAGTAGTGTGCGCACCAAGAGGGTCATATAGTCGAAGATATGACGCTTTGATAGGGCGCACAATACGATCAGTAAACTCTATGTCATAGTGCAGAACAATAGAGCCTATATCAGTCGAAGCCGTCATGTTGGCTGAAGACAAGACGGTGAAGTAACCAGGTGAGCTTGTTCGGGGCTCGTTAGCCTCAGAGTAGCAATAGCGCCATTTGAAGGAATCATTTTTAAAAGGCACACGCACACTCTGTGGCTCACGAGGAGGGAAAGCAACAGCAACCCTGGCATTGGAATTGTCTAAGATTGAGACATTGTTATAAGTCTGACCCCAGGTTGCGGGATCATAATGGTAGACAAGCAAGATCTGACCTGCGAAGTTGTTAGCGACAGATGGGATCCATTCAATAGTAAATGAATGAACACGGTAGCGCTCATGCAATTCAGCCATTCGTGAGAGCATACCGCCCAAATCCACAGGTGTACAATCAGTCTTGTAGAGCTCAGCACCTGAGCCGCCCGATTGGCTATTCACTGAGCCAAGCATAATCTTTCCGCGCTCGCGGATGGTGTTTGAACTTGGTTTAAAGTTCGAAGACACATTATAGGCGACAGGGGCAAACATTCGAGGGGCGCGCTTTTCTGCGCGCACAATTTGATTAAGCTTCCGAACAATGCCTTGCTTTTGGCGTTTCGGAGCTTTCTTAATGCCAGACTTAGATCGGACTTTAGGCCCTGGATTTGGCTCAATACCGATTAATGGAGGGTCTGGCACGACGGAGAGAACTGATGACGTAGGTAAGCGATCAACAGTGTGAATATGCACAGGAAGATCAAAAGCATCAGTATGAGGACCACGAAAATAACGTATGCGTTGCTCTGCAGCATGATTAGTCTTCGACTGCAGAATACGCTGGACATCGTGCGCATTAAATTGCACAGGCACGTCATGGTCAATGAATGCTTTGGCAGCCATCAGCAATGCGGCGGGGACAGCCTTTGCAAATTGCAATGGGCTAGCGATGGCGCATCGCATGGCATCAGCCACGAACTGAACGTCGCCAGTTCGGAAGCTGCCTTCTTCATAATGCTTGTCATGTCGCTGACAAGCAATATCCAAACACGATGTGGGAGGGACATCATAGTCCCCATGTTCATCGCTGGATAGGTAGCGGCCGGAAGTCCATCCTGGGCCGCAATAATCGCCTTCATATTTGAACTGCATAGCAGTGTGGTACGTAATTTATGCGGCTAGTTATTTGAGGCCACCGCAGTTTCAGGTTCTAAGTATAGGCGCCAGCACCAATCCTCACTCTTATACGAGGAGATAATATCAGTGACTGACACACCTTGAACACTGCCAAAGAGCTCGCTCTTATAATTGAGCAATATGAAGTCGATATACCGTGAAAAAACATCACGGCATTTTGGGTTTGGCCAGCAAGCCTGTCGTAAGTTGCAGGCTCGTAAAAGCTGGAAACGCACATCGTCCAACGTCGTGCCAAGCATCAGGGAGCAACACTGCCGGTCATAGTCAGGCAGGGGTAGCCAGCGTCCACGCACAAAGATAAATCCATGGCTAAGGAAGCTGTGGTGTGAAATATCGCCACGATCAGTCGAATCAACCATGTCCATCCCATAAGTTGCAATAACATCGTGCAATGTAGTGGGATTAACGGCTGAAACCCAGTCATTACTAACTGAGTAAATCACATCATCACCATTGACACAGAAATGGACATTACTCATTATATCAGAGTAAGATGCGTCAGGTTTAAGAGTATAAATGGCGGCAAGTATGGAGCGCAACACACACAGGGTATTGTCAACGATCGTATTGGGATGACCACTCGGGTTACCACCGTGCTTCTGCAGCACGGACCCATCCTCCATGATCATGACGGTATGTATGATGTTCTGGTAAGCTC